TCAAGTGGAAGAAGTGTCATGGTGCCTGATGTCAGCTATAGCGACTTGAGGCGAGCGCGCTCTGCAATCATGAAGCGGGCCGGCGCGAAGAACCCTGGTCATGGCTCCGCAGACACGATGACTCCGATGGTGAAGCTCGGGCTTGAGGTGGTCGAGTTCGACGTTGATGACGCTGTGCGCTTCGCCAGGGAGATCACATCCAAGAACCTTTACCGCATCAGTATTGCCAAAGGCGAGTATGCCGTCGCTCTGTTCTCGGCAGCGTATTCCAGCGGCATGTGTACCGGTGCGATGGCCGAGAGGAGACGTTGATGTACGACGGACCAGGCATTTACCGGCACTACAAGGGCGGCTACTACCGCGTGCTTGGTGTTGCCAAACACGAGAGCGATGGCAAGAAGGTTGTCATCTATCACAGCTACAGCGTCGATCATGACATGGACCGCTGGATGGATGGCGTTGACTGGGTTGCGCGTCCGCTCAACACAGAGGACGGTCCAGACGCCTTCAACGAGATGGTGCCGCAGCGCAACTTCCCGCCTGACTTCCTGCCGCGCTTCGAGAAGGAGCGTGCGACGGGTGGAGTGGTGGGCTGATGGAGGAGATGTTCCTTGGAATCCCCGAACGATGGCTCGATGACCCGACATGGAAATGTGACAATGGTCATGTCTCCAAGCGGTTCTTGAAGTCTGAGACGCGCGGCGATCTGTGCCTTGCATGTCTCGCTCCTGTACGCCTGTGCGATCCAGACGAAGTTGAGGCGCGTTGAGATGGCTACGTGGTATGTCATAGCGATCGACTGGAAGCCTCCCAACGTCCTTGACGAGGCCGAGACTGAGGAGCGTGCCAAGCGTATTGCCGATGCATACGACGCGATGGCGCTGAGAGCGATCGCTGTGCCATATGGCGATCCCAGAATCAAGTTCGCGCCATGATCCGTCTCTACGACGAGATGCCCGGTCATTACATTTGCAATAGTATTGCTTATGTGATCGGCTTCTGGGTTGGCGAGTGGGTCGAAGTACGCTGCGATCGTTGTAGAAGTGTTTGGAGAATCCCGTGGAGGAGGGAATATGCCCGTCAACCCCAGCACGCCTGAGCCGCTCAAGACAGCATTGGAGCGCATGGAGCAGATCGTTCAGTCGAACAAGGCGAGCCTGGCCTTCGGTGCGCCCGAGATGCATGACACCTTCTGGGCTCGGCTACAGACTGACTTGGCAGAAGTGATGACAAACCTCTACGACGAGTCGTACCTATGACCGAGACACCAGACCACGTTCCCTGCCGGCATTGCGGTGTGCCGATCTCCTGGGATGAGATCTGCTGGACCCACGACGACACCGGCTTCGCGGACTGCGGGCTCGTCATCAGTGGTGGTACGTCTGTTGGCAAGAGCAGAGGGGCAATGATTCTCGATCCCGATCTGAACATCGAGGGTCCGCATGCCGGCAAGCGTGCTGAACCGGTAGGCGCCTGGTCATGAGCCCTAGGTATCAGCAGAGCAGCATCGTCAGTGTTGGCATCGATATCGCTTCGATCAAGTGGAGCGCATTAGCGACAGCCAGCGGTGGCAAGCCGCGCACTGCTGACATCTGGAAGCCTGACGATGAGCGCGACAGTGAAGCTGTCAAGATAGCTGGTTTCTATAACTGGCTACGACGCCGGTTCTTCATCATCAAGCCTGACGTGGTGGCGGTCGAAGAGCTGGCCGTGTTCCTCAACAAGAACGTCATCCGCTCACTCAGCCGGCGCGAGGGCGTAGCGCTGCTCGCAGCCAAGCAGAGCGGGGCGATCGTGGTCAACCCTGGCATCACCAAAGCTCGTGGGATAGTGTTCGGCAACGGACGACTCTCCAAAGACGACGCATGGCTTGCCTTCAAAAAGCTCTATCCGGACTTTCCCCTGCTCGCCAAGAACAGCGGCGGCTCCGATCAGATGGATGCGGCAACGCATGCGCTGGCGGCGACCACTGTTCTTGAGCGACGTAGGTGAAACTCCCCGGTCCTAAACCGAAGATCTGGCGTGGATATCGAAACTGCACACGCTGCACGGCGTGGCGCCCGGTGTCCGATTTCCCGATCCGCAAGACACGCTCAGGCTACGAGCAAATCGAAGCTGTCTGCAATGCTTGCAAGTGGGCTCGCGAGAAGGCTCGCTACAACGGGCTGACCAAGGAGGAGAAGCGCGAGTACGGCCGGCGTGTCAATAGGCGTACTCGGCGTCGCAAGCAGAAGCAGCTCCGCATCATCGAGCACCAGCGTGAGGTGCTCGAACATAGCCAGCGACAGATAGCCAGGCAGGAGGAGAAGCTCGCCGCTGTCAAGAATAAGTACCGCATCCCTAGGGGTACAGACGGCGATAATCCGATCGCTGTTGACATTGTTCCTTTCCGGATGTGGCTGCTCCGTCAGCATCGACTGCGCAATTACGAGACAAATCAGTTGGCGGAAGAGATGGGGCAGGACTTCCGTCGAGTCGAGCGGTGGTTGCAGGGGTTCAACTGGGATGGCGTCGGCCGCGATCCTGTTCCTGTCAGAGCTATCAACATTGATGTCTTGGACGAAATAGCAGTCGCCCTTGATGACCCCGGACTGCTTGAACGTTTGTACCCGCTGGAAGTCGAGGAATAGTGTTGGTTGAGGTTCCTGTGTAGAATGCGCGGGGATGGCCTCAAAGGAAATCGCCAAGAGAGATGGCGACAAGGATGATCCCGATCTGCGAGATCGTCAGCTCGCCGCCCTGGAACGCCTCCACGACCTAGGCGCAGCGCCTCGCCCGCCCGAAGGGGCGTACAGCGGTGACCCTCAGATCCGAGCCCTGCAACTGGTCTATGAGGGGCGCTTTGGCGGTCCTGGGCGCAACCAGGGGCGTCCACGACAGCGCGGCGAACCGAGAGCCGCTGAGGTCATAGCAGAAGAGATCCGCCACCGCTTTACCGGTCGCATGACAAGAGCCCTTGAGCGGGCTCTTCGTCGTGAAGCCGGCGTACGAGCCAACCTCGATGCGGTCAAGCTCGCCCTCGAAATCGAGAACCGCGAAGCTGCCTTGCAAATCAAGGAAGCCGAAGTCGATCTCGAATCAGCCACGAAGGAGGAGCTGCTTGTCACGCTCTTTGAAATCATCGGCCAGCCCCAAACCACCGCCGCCATCGAAGGGACTGCGTTCGATATCACAGAAGCGGAAGTCGTCAAGACAGGCGACGAACGGGGCGACAACGAACGGGCAGCAAGCAACGGTCATTCACCCGTTGTTGGAGAAAATGGGAGTGACGGAGATCCCTCCCGTTCTGGCAAGGCTGGGCGTCACGCCAGAAGCGCTCGAACAAATGGAGGCCGACGATCTAAGAGGGATCGTTCGGAGAGTACAAACCCTTTCACGGAAGCTGCGCTACGAGGGACCGAGCAATGACGACGAGCTTCACGCCTGGGTAGTCAAGAACATCGGTGTTGACATACCTCGCACTGCGGTGTGCGAGGATCATGTCGCACCGTTTACATTGCTGGCCGACCTGTACTTCGAGCGCACGTCGGCTGCTCTGGCGCTCGCCAATCGCGGCGGGGCCAAGACGTTCATCATCGCGGTCCTGCATTTCCTCAACAGTACTTACAAGTCTGGATGCGAGAGCCTCTCCTTCGGCGCGACAGAGGCGCAGGGCAACCGCTGCTATAGCAACATTGAGGACTGGTGCTATGAGCGCGACCCAGACACCGGCAGGCGTACTGACATCGTTCTGCCCTTCATTCGTGACAAGCCGAAGAAGTCGCAGACGGTCTGGAAGACGGGCTCGGTAGTGGAAGTGGTGGCCGGCTCGGAGAACGCGGTGTCCGGTCCTCACCCGGCGAAGGCACACGCTGACGAGATCGACATGATGGACGAGCCGGTGTGGAACCAGTCCCGAGGCATGGCTGTCACCAATCGTGCCAAGGGTCCACTGCCGCACTGGATGGAGCGCTTTGGCGGAGCGATCCCACCCCAGGACATCGCCACCAGCACACGCAACTCCACCAAGGGCAGGATGCAAGAGCTGCTCGATGAGATCGAACAGGATCTCAAGAATGGTGACATCCCTCAGTTCGAGCTGTATCCCTGGTGCATCTGGGAGACAGTGCAGGAGGTTCCCAACTGCCGTGGCGTGAAGGCGAGAGATCGCAAGAAGCGGCTACGTGAGCTTGACATGGACCCCGAGTCCCTGTGCGAATGCAATCGTGTTGTCAAGGGGCGGCTCCCCGGTGGCAAGAAGCGCACTCTTGAAACGTCGTGCGCCGGCAAGGCATTCCGGGCGCGCGGATGGAAGCCGTACATCGATCTCGTTCGTACCTACAAGCGCAATACTCCTGGCACTTGGGTGTTGCAGCACGAGTGCCGGCACGGACAGGACGAGAACAACTACATCCAGAACTGGTCGCTGACGACCTACGGCGTCCGTCACTACGAGCCCCACCCTCTTTACGGTCCGATCTACATGGGTGTTGACTGGGGCACAACTAACCCAGCCTGCGTCCTCTGGTTCCAGTACCTCACCGCAGAGGTGCCGGCGCTAGGCTTCGAGTACGAGCCGATCTGGTTGCAGCCTGGTGGCTACGTCCTGTTCAAGGAGATCTACGTCGCCGGTATCGATACCAACACTCTTGCCAAGCGGACGGTGGAGATCGAGAACCAGTATCGTCACGAGTACGGTCCGCAGTGGCAAGTCAAGGGCCGCTTCTGCGATCCCCAGGGTGCCGGCGATCGGATCATCTTCCGCAATCACGGCCTGGTGTCGAGCTGGCCGATCAAGACGCGCCAGAAGGAACGCTTCATCGATGTCGTGCAGAACGTTGTCATTG